TGCTTTGCCCACCCTAGTCTATCCCATAAATGTGTGCCTTTAAATTCTGGTGTCTTCATGCTAAGTCTCCTGCAAATGCCGCTTGATGAACGCTATCCTGTACACCATGGCTATCGTTAAAAGAAAATTGTTGAGCAGTTGTAGTTGTTAAGTCTTGAGGAGCAATCATTGCATGACCATAATTACCATCGTTAGGAATAGCTATGTAGCCATCATTAGCTATGTAGGGGTTAGCGTGGGTATAATCAAGTCTGCCCGGGGCTGCGTCCACTACACTGCTCAAATTAAAGGTATCACCAGAAACACCATCTGACTGCCTAAATAGAACACAGAAACCTTTTATTAATCCCTTTTGAATAGGTGTAGTGACAACATTCCCTGAACCTGCAACAATAGTAATGCTGTTCTTTGCGTCTACTCCCTCTAGGGCATCTGTTCTTAGTGTACTCATGCTAAATCTCCAAATATACCAGATAAGTTTTGAAACGAATCTACATCAGAACTTGCGTTATAAGCATTGTGTTTAAAAAGCCCTGTCTCAAAACTACCAAAACCTCCTGCGTGTAAGTTGGAAAAGTTAGTGTAAGCTGTTCCAGAATCTGCATTAGTATAGTAATAACCACTATAATTAGCATTAGCCATATTATTATTGATGTTTACTGTTGTTTGTCCTGTAGTTATGTCATTTACACTACTCACGTTGAAGCCGTCTCTTTCTGCTGTAGTAGTTATACCTGTGTAATTTACCCAACACTTACACAGTCCCTGCTGTAAGTTGGTGGTTGTAGAGTTGCCCTCTCCTGTGACAGCAATAGACCCTGCTGTTGATGTGCCTGTGAGTGTATTTGTTTTGAGTGTTGCCATTATCTTATCCTATGACGGTTTTGTTGGAAATGTTACTGAGGATGGGTCAAGAACATCAGCATGAGGAGAAGCAGAAATAACTTTTGGTGTAGCTGTTTTAGTTAAATCTCGCAATGCTTGCCTATACGTTTTCCATTCTGAAAGTTTTGTATCTGATAGTGCAGTATCTGGTAAAACTACCCAATCACTTTCTAGTAGTAATTTATCTCTTTCTATTCTTAATGCTAACATTTCATTTGCCATAATTTTATCCTATTAAGTGACCCCAAAAAGAAGTATATCTACCAAGATTTCCTCCCAAAGCAGTAACATCTACATTACTTTCATGGGAAAACTGGACTGTATCGTTTACTGCCAAATAATGTTGTATAGTATAATGTTCTCTATGGTGTGTGTTTGTACTAGAATCTTTTTCACCCCATCCACCATGAAACCTTTTGTTGCTTCCTACTGAACCATTAATTGTTACTTCAGCAGACATATAGACAATAACAGTTGTTGCCGAACCAGTAGCAAGAGTAACACCAAATAAATAAACACCTGCTATGGGAACAGTAAATTTTCCTGTGGAAGTAGAATAATGACCTCCAACATTATGTTGTGTGGTGTCAAATATTTGAGTAGTTCCTGATCCAGTGCCAGTGCTAAAGTTTGCAGAAGGATAGGCAAAAAACGCAGGTCTTGCAGGAGTTAGAACACGCCCACTACTATCTACTGTTTGAGCCGTAGTGCCATTTGTATGCTTTATGTTTTGTACTAGAAGATTGCTCATAGTATTGCTACGTTCCCTCCTGAGTTAATCGTCAGTGTCACACCACTTGCTATGGTCAAAGGACCTGTGACGTTAGCATTTTCTGTAGCTTCTATTGTGACGTTGCTATCCATTGACTTTGCATTAGTTCTGAACATACCACCATGCTTGAAGTTACCCTTGTTGGCTTCAGGTACTGTGACACTACCGTCTGTTAGACCAAGGTAGTTGACAAAGATGTTACCTGTTCCTGATGAAGGTGCTGCACTAAAGGTCAGTGTTGTACCGTCAGGGATTGTATAAGCACTGCTGTCCTGCACTACACCATCTACTGATACAAGTATGTCCTGAACGTTAGAGATAGTCTGTGACAGCGTAAATGTCGTGTCAGAGCCATCTCCGTTAAACCTTTGCACAGATGGTATTGTGCTAAATGTAGTTGCTACTACGTTACCTACATAAGGCATTATGTTAACTCCATTATGCTTAGTGTACCTGATAGTTTATCTGCGACAGAACAGTTTATCGTAATTTGGTCATCAACTTCTAATACAACTTTATTTCCTGCCATTAGTTCCAACGATGAACCAACAGGAATAGGTGCGTCTTTCACAATTATACTTGTACCATTTTGAACAAGACTTCCCGTTGCACCACCTCTATTGGCTGTAGTGCTTACAAGGCTTACTGTAGCTGTAACTTGTGAAGTGTGTATATTAGCTAATACTAAACCAAGAACTATTGCTGTTACCCCACTACCTGCTTCATACATAATATACGGTGAACTTGTATCTGCAGGTTCTGCTGCAAAGTTAACCATTCTAAAATTGTTTGCCATATTTTTCTCCTATATCAACCCAAGGCGATGGCTAATGCCGTGGCTTCATTTGATGCTGATACTGTCGTTGCAACAGTACCTGATTCATCTCCAAATGTGAAAGTTCTATCTGCTGTTGGGTCTGTAATAGCGAATGTTGTTTCAAAATCGTTAGCTGTAGCACCCTCAAATGTAATACCTGTGGCTGTCAGATTACTAGCTGCACCCACAGTAGTAGTTATATATGCTTTAATGGACTGCTGTGTAGCAAGAGAAGTGGCACTATCAGATGACATATCGTCTTCATCAAGAATAGCTGTTACAGTTGCACCACTAGCAAGTGTTAAGTTTGTGCTTGCAGTTAGGTTAGTGAATGTACCTGCCGCAGCACTGTTAGCACCAATTATTGTTCCATCAACAGCCCCACCATCAATGTCTACTTTAGTAATGTCAACTTCACCTGCACCATTAGGTGTGATTGCAATATTGCCATCAGCACCATCAGCAATCGTAATTACACCAGAACTTGAACCTGCATTAGTATTTAATGTTAAGTCACCTGTGCCATTTGTGGTAATTGTTACGTTAGCATTGTTGTCACCAACACGTACTGTGTCAGCATCAAGCTGAACATCACCAGTGCCATTTGGGGTAAGAGCAAGATTACCATCGGTGTTAGTGCTAATAATAGCGTTACCATTGACATTGATGTTACCAATAGTAGCACCACTACCATTTAACTTTAGTCTTTCTGCTGCAGTAGCACCACTTGACATAGTTTTAAATACCATGTCAAATTCTTCAGAGGTAGGTGTAAGACCAGTGGTTACAGACTCAATAGTACCCCCTGTCTCAAGTGTACCTGCTGCAGTCTCAGTAGAAAACTCAATACCAGTACCAATACCTACGGCAGGTGTGCCACTGCTTTGTACTTGCAGTTTAAGTAGGTCAGTAACACTATTTGTAGTGCTATTTTCTACGTTAAGAGTAACACCTGTATCGTGTACATGTGTTATATTTACTTCACTATTTGCTCCAAGCTTAATTACTGCAGCATCTGATGTCAGACTCACATCATCACCTACATTTAAATCTGTGCTAATGTCAATCTGACCTGTTACATTTATACCTGCAGAATCTGTATCAAGTTTTTTACTATTATCATGATAAAGTTCTACTGCACCATCTTTATCCATAGCAATAAAAGTTTCAGTGCTTGTATCACTACGGAGAGTTATGTTATTACCTTGAATAAATAACTCACCTGTATTGTTTTCTATAATACTGTCTGTGCCATCATGGTATAGTTCAAGGTCTGTTCCTGTACCAAGTTGAACTTTTTCATTATCTCCTAAACTTAAACCGTCCATAGCAATACTACCAGTAACAGTAACACCTGTTGCTGTTGTTGCTAGTTTAACAGAATTGTCATGATATAAACTTGCAGCACCATCCTCTACGAATTGTGCCATAACCTTTGAGCCATCATTCTTTCTGACTTCAACTGTACTACCGTCTAATGCTAGTTTACCTGTGCCTGAATCTCTGATGATACTATCTGATTCATCGTGAAAAATTTGTAAATCTGCAGCGTCACCAAAAGTAGCTTTAGCACTATCTGCAAACTCTAGTGCATTATCACTGGCATCAAACACAACATTGTTTGCTGCACCTGTTAAAGTAACATCACCAGTAGTAGTTACGTTTACAAGATTAGCTGTACCTGCTAGGAACATATCTTTAAACTTTAATGATGTCGTACCAATATCAAGTGTGTTATTTGATTTAGGTTTAATCTCTGAAGTGGTTGCTACAAAGTCTTGAGCAGGTCCAAGCACTGTAACAGGACCACCTTCGGCTGATGTACCATCATGTGTGTGTCCTGAACTACTGTTAAAGGCAGCTTCAATGGCATCATATTCGCCATCAAAGTCAGAAGCGTTTATAATGTTACCATCAGCAATGTTATTACTGGTATCGGTTCTACTGTAGCCTGTTCCCATAATTTTTACCTTCTATCGTTTAATCCATATTCAACTGTGAGTGCATCTATTGAGTACGGTGGGTTTTGGTTATCTGAATCAAACTGAAATGACACTGTAAATCCTGAACCTACAACTTGTGCTTCAAACAGTTTAAGTAACTTTGTACCAAATTTTGTACTACCAAACGTGCCACTTCCAAAAAACCCAACAACTCCCTGTGTATTTAAGATACTAAGTGGTGGAGGTTGAATAGTACCCTGACTATCAAAGTCTAGTTTTAAACTTACATTAAATGCAACACTACCTTGAGGGTCAGTATATAAAAACAGTTTATAAAATGTCTTTCTTTTACGTGGGTCATCTATAGCTATATGTGGTGTAGCAAATGTAGTTTTAATATTTGAACCATCAAATGAGTTGCCACTTTCCATCTGATATAAGTAGCCATCGTCATGTGAGAACAGCACTACCTCTGTATTTTGATTGTAGTTACTGTCTGCTACGTTAGCTCTTATACCTCGTGTTTCTGCCCAAGCCATGTTATCGCCACCTTGAGGTGCAAACTGTGTTGCTAGTATACCTTGAGCATTTTCTTGTGTAATATTATTATTAAAACCCAGTATTCTATATTGTGACTTTTCACGAATTACACAACTTGTAAATGATGTGTTAGCAGAAATAAAGCCTGTCATTGTATTCTGGATTGTTTTAGATACGACAGCTAAT